GTACACTACTGAAGTCCACATCAAGAAGTCTCTCCAGCACTGGCACATCAAACGCTATACCATTATGGAAGATCAGGCAGTCAGCCTCTGTTTCTACCCAGGACTTGAACAAATCAAGACAAGTGCCAGCAAATGTAGTCACCTCATCTGTATCTATATCGTGGACAGAAATGCACCAAACAACATTAGCATCTATACCATCCGTTTCTATGTCACAACTAAAAGTCCGCATCATCGTCTCCCATAACTGGTGAGTGTCCCTTCTCTAGTCTTCCAGTCTCACCATTGAAGTATGCCCATCCAGCCTCGCCAGTTTGACCAGTCCTTCTCATCTTAGGCACACGGATTCTAGTTGCATTCCTCTCGTAGTCATCCTCGGCTAGCTTATCTCTTGAGAATAGTATGTTGGTATGACAAGCCTGGGGTATAGCACCACTACCCTTAACATCATACTCACTAATCTTATGTGGATGGCTGCCATCATCTGGCTTTCTTGTGTGTGTAGACAGTATGACTGTAGCTTTGGTCTCCTTACATAGCTTAATAAACCTATCCATTACTTCTTCGATGTTCTCATTAGATAGATTCTTAATGGCTGTGTGCAGTGGGTCAACAAGTATAACACTACATCCTAAACCCTTGACAAAGTATCTAATCTTGCTGAACATTTCTTCAAGGTCTATGCTACCACCACCATCATCGTGTAGCTGTATCTTAGATGCAAATCCTATGTCAACAGCATCTTTCATAATACTATCAACATTCAAATCATTAGGTTTGAGGAGTTGCATATTCTCACCAGTGTGGACACTCACTACTTTCCTGATCGTCTCATCAATATTATCCTCAACCATAAAGCAACCTATCTTCTCTTTAGTTTTGGTAGAGAAATGGTAGATTAACTCATTAAGTATTGTTGTCTTACCTATAGATGTGTGTGCAATGATAGACACCAGCTCACCACGGGCTACACCACCACGCATCATCTCATTTAGATTGCCAAAAGAATCGGGCAAAGGTATTAACTCGGTGTCTCTGTACTGCATCATAGCATTACGCATATCCTCTACACTGGCAACACCAGATACAGTGTATGGCTTGGCAAAGTCCCACCATTCGTGGACAAACTGCTTGCCATCACCGTTAATCAAATACTCACAAGCATCCTTCCACTTAGATAGTGTCAGTATCTTACATTTGTTAGGGCCTAGTATAGGGGCTACTGCATTTGCTGCATCCCTACCCGCCTCATCATTATCAAATGCAAGAACAACTGTCTCGAAAGAATCAAGCCATTCTATATTAGCTTTGATATTATCCACACAGTTAGAACCATTAATCACACTAACAAAAGCCCACTTGCTACCAAACATCTCATATGCTGCCATCGCATCCAGTTCACCTTCCACTATGGTAACAAACTTTCCCCCAGGTCTCTCTATATGCTGACCAAAGAGTGCGTTGTTCTTGCTAGTGTCACCACTGCCAAAGAATTTCTTTCCTTCCACTACCCTTGTCTTCATACCAACCATCTCACCTTTCTTATTATGTATGGGGTAGTGGTGCTTGATGATGTTGCCATCCTTATCCTTCTCGGCCTTGACTCTGTACTTCTCAAGAGTCTCACCTCTGAGCCTACGATCAGGCAGGCTAAAATACTCACCTCTATAGTCAGCTATCCAGTCATCATCCTTGGTTTGTTTTACTTTTACCCCACCTAGTGCCTCCTTGCCTCCCCTATGGTGGGTGCCGCAAGCAAAGCAGTGAGTCTGACCATCTGAATAGACAGCCATATTGTCCTTACTTGTGTCCTTGCCTCGCATTGCACAAGTAGGACACTGTTCTTTCCTTAAAAGTATATTACCTTTATTCATATCTCCTCCCATTTTAAAATAAAAAGGCAGCCACCCTCGTAGCTGCCCCATCTAACACTGCCTATCTTACATTAGAAATCAGATTCATCTAGTTCCCCAGCACCATCTGCTTTCTCTTCAACTCGCACTGCTTCTAAGTAACTAAAAGCAGACCAGTCACCCTTGCCAGGCTTAACCTTCATAGTCACAGTGTCACCGTATAGAGAAAGATGATTGATACCAACCTCCTCCTTGTCGACATTGTAAACTTTAGGTGCACCGAAATCTATCTTACGAGTAGCGGTGATTTGCGTAGCACCATCATACTCCTTAGTTTTCAGTCCTTGTTTCTCAGCAAGTTTCTTACTATCCTTATCCAACGCAATCGTCAAAGAATATTTCTCCGTTCCCTTATACACATCGGGCTTTAAAACGTGGTTAAAAACCACAGTACCAACTAAACTCATAGCACTCATATATAACTCCTGTAACATTAACATTTATGACCCGTGGGTCTCCGACTAGTAGGTAATCCTACTAAGGGTACACTGGAAAATAAGGAAGGAAAACCAGTGTACTCTTAGAAAGACTAAGAACCTAAGACTATCTAGGAGTGAGTGTTTGGGTACTCACCCACAAACTCAAACCTAGACTGTCTTAGTATTGTATTGGAGATACAATGTAATTAAATTTTAGCTGATGTTTCAGGATGTGTCAAGCTATTTGCTATCTTTTTTTCCTGATCCATATGCTCCTTGTTGTATGCATCTGAACGCATATACTCCTCGACCATAGCATCGATGATGTCTTGCTCGGTAACTTTATCTATGTCACCACCGCGTAGCTCATCCATCTTATCTATCATCATTTGTTTAAATACTCCCATTAATTACCTCCCTTTGTTGGTATCCTATAATCGCTGTAATAGTGGTCGTGTATCTTCTTGAATCCTAGACCGTGTATCAAAGCATACTTAAGATTATCTATGCCACTCATCTGGCTTACCTTGAGGTCCATCGTTTCTTGGTAATCATTGAGTGCTTCATTAAGTGTGTTAAAACCTTGCAGCACATTGTTGTACTGCGACAAGGGCATCGTTATCTCTACCCTATTTTTTACATACCTTACTTTTACTTCTTTCATTATTCCCTCCCTGGGTAATCATCATCATCATCGAGTGAACCATCATCTAAGATAATCTCATCGACACTCACTATCTCAAACTCATCGTGCAGTTGAGATGCTCTCGCTTCGCGGTGGTATTGGTCGTTCCAATATTCTGTATCGGCTATCGCTTCTGCTTCACCCATATCATCGGCATCAACCTCCACTTTGAAATCATACGATACAGTTGACTGTATGTGTACTTCAAAACATTTACTCATTCCTTTCCTCCTTAGTTTTATATAAATTGTTAATCTCATTATACAGATTAGATATCTTATCTTCAAGCTCTGTTATCTGATTCTGCTGGTTCTGTAGCACATCGATCAGGTGTCCTGGTTGGAATCCAATTCTGTGGTATCCTACCTTGCCCTCTTCATCAAACAAATCAGCACCATACACGCTGCCAAGTTCAAACGCACTTTCTATGCGTTCATCTATTACCCTATCTAAGGCATATGTATCAAATGTAATCATTTATCACCTCCATTTTTTAAGTTCATTATTGTATCTGCATTCTCTAATCGCCACGCATCCCTAGCCTCTAATCTATATTTGTTGAGCCTAGCTATGTCACTGTAGTTCATAGTCTTACCATCCCTATCCTTAACCTTTGTTGCTGTGTGGTTGTTGGTGTGAGTGTAAGTGCCATCCAAATAGCTGGGGTTAATTGGTACACCCCAGGCTATCTTAACTTGATTGTCTTTCCATTCTTTCATTATCCCTCCTATCTTTTCTACGTTGTGTTCGACTTAACTTTCTTTTCTTAACCCTACGATTCCATCCAATGTATCGCTTAGACATCACCATACCTCGGATAGTTTAACGTCTGGTCAACACGATGCCTGATCTCACCTATTGGCGTATCCTTGTTTTGTATCTCGTGATAGAACCTATCATCCAGTGTTCTTAATACAAACACAAGTGTATCTCGCAGCTCATCGTTTCTATCTTGCAACTTGTAGATGTGCTCAACACAATCCACAGTCGTGTGTCTTTCTTTACTCATTATTATCCCTCCCATTTGTATGAACCCTTCTCTGGGTACTCATTAATCTTAGTGTATCCTTGACGCTCTTGATAAGGTCTAGGTTCTTTGCCATCAATCACCCATTTTTTCATCATAAACGTGTCTGCAGCTAGCTCTTCATATCCTTGAATCGGTCTATCAAAAGCGTAGTGCTTGGATGCTTGTTTATTTATAAAAAGTTTTGGTATCAGATTTCTTGTCAAGAAGTCATCCATATCCTCTAATATACAGAGAAACTTTCTTCTATCCAACTCTCTCTCGTGTACCTCTTGCTTTAATCTAGCAATCTCACTCTCTAGATACTTGATATCCACGAGTTCTAAGTCACGAGAAATCTCATCCTCCAAATCACTAACTCTAGCAGCTAGCTTATCTATTATCTTATCTTTTTTCTTGCTCACGCAAATCCTCCTTGTTTTAGTATGTGGACTATCACATCGACAGTCCATCCGTTGCCCAACATCTTCTTGCGTTGGGTATTGCTTACACCATCCGTATAGTTATCTGGCAGTGTTTGTAATCGCTCCATCTCTAATGGTAACAGTGGGCGATACGTTCCCTTATCCACTTGTGCATTTTTAAATCTTACACCAGTCAATACTTTAGGCTCACGATTACCGCCACCCATAGTATTCAGAGTTGGGCTTTTACCCGTATCCGAATACACACGCTTGAGTATATCGTGACCATTAATGTCTAGTGCAGTGCCAATGTGGTGACACTCTTCATCCTTGTCATACTCTCTAAGTTCACAAGTTCTGACACCAGTCATAGCTTGGTTGCCAAATCCCTTGTAATCCCTAGCTAATAGACAAGCAGCCTTATCCACATTTGTCTGCTTAACAGTTGTGCCTTGGTCAGCCACACTATCACCGTATCCTTCAACAAGTATATCTTTCAAGACTACACTTTTGTCATCGGGCTGAGTTATATCCCAGTTGGCCCAATACAAACGGTATCTGTTTTGTGCTGATACAAGTGACGAGTTTATCGCTACTGGTTCTACACCTAGATACTTGCTGATGATGTCTTGATACTCTTGCTTCATCCTTACATTTTCTAGTAAGAATTTAACATTAGGATTGTATCTTCGACACTCATCCAGGACTCTAAGAAACTCAAAGAATAGTGCTGACCTAGGGTCATCAAAAGCTAATTGCTTACCCGCAAAACTAAATCCTTGACAAGGTGAACCTGCAAGGATCAGGTCTATGTTTGGCAACTGTATCCCACTGACAAAACTAACATCGCCAACAGAAACAGTGCTTGGGTAATTTTTAAGGGCAATCTTTTCTGCATACTTATCTATCTCTGATGCAAAATAATTATTAACCTTAATCCCTGATCGTTCAAGGGCTACTTGACCGCAGCTCGAACCATCAAACAGACTTAGCACGTTAATGCCTAGATTGTTATCTGTATCCATACTTACTCCTTCCTTAGTTATAAAGAGTAAAGGATACTCGGAACTATTCCGAATATCCCTTAGTTTTTACAACTACTCAGACAAAAAATCGCCTGGACTTACAGCCTTATCTCTGTACTCATCCATAACACTTACATTCTTTTCTTCTTTTTCTAACTCGTAACCGTTTTGCTGCATAAATTGCAACGCTTCAATCGTGCAATCACTAACAGTTAGCTTACGAACAAAATCATTCCAATCTACACAAATGTAATCTAACATATCTTCAACTTGATAGATATGAATCAACTCATTTTCATATGCGTAAACAACAGAATCTAACTGTCCATCTGTAAACTTATCAATAGTCATATTTACTCCTTTAGTGGTTTAAGTAACTTACATTTTTTACACTACTATCCCAGCATTGTCTACAATCACCGCACTCGTTGTTGTTTTCAAAGGCTCTGCAAGTTGCATCATCCTTATTGGTAACAACTGTGCTAGTGTTTGCATACTTGGGTGGCTTACCATCTACAAAACTACCACTTAGCCTGATCACTAGATTTTTCGGGATAGGCTTACTGTAATTCTGTATCCAGTTGCTTTCTTTAGTAGGCAGCCAGTATTTTACATCGGGTGTAGCTTGTGCTATTTGCACAATCTTATCCAAATGCTCAACACCTTGTATGTCTCCGCTATCGTGCCATCTAAAAACTTTATCTTCTAGTATTGCTTTAGCGTGAGTCATCACAAATATCATTGCTTCAACCCACTGTGGCTTATCAATACTATCAAGACGTCTGTATTGTGCTTTCTTTACTTCGGGATAGACCGTATAAAATCCTTTATCTGCATAGCAATCAGCACACACAGAAGTAGGTATTTTTTTGAGTATCATCCCAGTCTTGCACATATCTGTAGGCAATCCGTAAGACCAACCAGGCATTTTCTTAGGTTTAGAAAATTTGCCCACATAATCTATGGCTGCCTTCAGCGTTTTGAATGGCACTAACAATAAATTGTTTTGTATATCCATATTGTTTCCTTCCTAGTTAAAAAGAGTAAAGGCTACCGATCAGGCAGCCCTTAGTTTTTCTAACTACTTTTTAACGATGTAATTACCTTGCTTATCTTTGTAATCCATTCGCATTGTTGTTGCAAAAATCCACATACCAGCTAATCCAATAACTAAGATTGTGAATACTAAAAACATAATAATAGTATCTAACATATTAAACACCCTCCATTAGTTGTTCTGTTAAAAACACATCCGCACGTTTACCACCAGCCTTGATGTAAAAAACTTTATCTAAATTGATTGTGCGATAGTCATTCGCTTGAACATCAAATACAACCCGTAAATTGGGTTTATCCTCTGGTCGATACGATAATTCACCACCTTTTAACCATTTTTTAACACCGATTCTACAATTCATTTTTCGAATTGAGCCATCAACTTTATGAAATTTAACAGTAAAGAATTTACCGCCATTCTCACTAATAATTGATTTGATTTTAGTGCGTCTGTTTAAGACTCTAAAAGTTTGTTTTCTATTCATATTGTCCCTTTTATTAGTTAATAAGATTCTCGGAATAGTTCCGAAAATAGAACAGAGAATACCTCTATTCATAGTAATATTATGCCATTTTAAGGCGTTTTAGTCAATAGGAAGGGGATAGGAAGGCTTAAGCAATAAAGATTGAAAATAGAGGTATTTACGGGGCTGGGCTTCTAGGATCAGGCAGCCACCAGGGAGCAAGATAATTTTCAATAGGCGAAAAAAAACCCCGCGATTAAGCGGGGCTTCTTAGTTGGTTAACTTAAGCGGGTTGGACCGCTTCGCCAGTCTTTCCAAAACGTTCCTCGCGTTCCTTAAGGAGTTGGTCTAGGTCTTTTCTACTAAGTCCCATAAACCACTTTTTATGGTCGCGGTATTCATCGGCTTTTTTGCTTTCCTCCGCTTCCTTCTCCGCTTGTTCCTTTTGTACTTGCTCGGCTTCTGTAAGCGGTGCGAATGTAGTCTTAAACTTCGGAATGCAATTCTCACCAGTTAACTTAGTTCCAACGTTAACAAGGCTTTTTTGGTCTTCCTTAGTAATTGGTGAGTCTTCATTCTTAGCCATTTTTCTGTAGACGTTTGATACTTGTTGTCTTAGAGTGTCTAGCATTAAAAATTCAACCGTTCCTTTTGTAAAGCCTTCTGTATTCTTAAGCCTTATTGCATAGTCTGTAATGTCTGCGATTCCAGTCTTAGATTCTTTTAAATCTGTAAATAGAATAGACATCAATAACGCTTCATAAGTCCCGTTATTCTTTACTAGCTTTTTTCCTTCCTTGTGCAAGTCTTGAATTGATTGCTTACAGTTTTTAATATCGTTAATTGTTTCCGATATTGAATTGAAGGGATTGCTAGCGTTAGCGTGCACAACTTCGGCAGTAGGCTGTTTTAGTAAATCGCCCATTGTTTTATTAATAACTTCTTTAGTGTTGCTCGACTTAGAGCTAGATTGTTTACTACTTGTTTTAATCATTGTATTTATTCCTTATTTAGACGCCCGCGAAATTGCGACCGTTTGACATAGTCTAGTCTATTACTTTGTCAATTGCAAGGAAAATATTAAAACTGTATGACTATTTATTATTATATGAAACCTCGAATTATCCCTTCAAGATAAAAACATTCTCGGAACTATTCCGAAAATCTAGGAAAGAACCCGCGACTATCCGACCGCCTATATATCCACACAGAAAGTAGGGGTATATGCGAGGGGGAGCACCTGTTTGGAATTTTCTTCACACGAGCGAAACCTATGCACAAGTAAAATTATTATTTTTTCAATATTCCGCAACACACCGCGACAGATTCGGGCATACTGTGTTAATCAATGCCAAACTGGGGTTGACTTTTAGTGGTTTATACTTTATAATATTGTTTATCTTTGTTGTGAAACACTAGATACCTAGATAATGCTAAAGAAGGTGCGTTTGTGAGTTTACCTATTTAAAATACTTTCTGATATTCTAGGAATCTAAGAGGCAACAATATTATTTTAAGGTATAATACTAGTATATGGCACAAAAAGGCAAAGCAATAGCTGACTCAGAGGATGAGATCAGGCAAATTGAAAAAGAATTAGAGGAAGAAGCTAGATATGCAGTAGCTTCAGCCAAAGGAATAGTACCAGCAGATGCTGTAATCAAGATTGAACGTAAGATGGGCAGACCAACTGGTGGCTTATCCCAGCAATCTAAGGCAGCAGGAGGCAAAAAATCTAGAATCAAGAGAGGGCAGAAGTATAAGCCTAGCGATGATGACTATTCTAAGGTAGAAGAGATGGTTACTATAGGGCTAGACCAACACACAATAGCAAAAGTGATGGGTATCTCTAATGCCACCCTAACAAAATATTTTGCACACAATTTGCTAGTTGGTAAGGACAAAAGGACCGCCCGCGTTGCTGGTGTAGCCTACGAAATGGCAGTATCTGGGGAGTCCCCTAGTATGACTACGTTCTGGCTAAAGACACAAGCTGGCTGGTCTCCAAAGCACCACGTTGTTGTAGAAGATAGACAGTTTGATATACAGTGGGCCCAGGATGAAAAGGATATTGCAGACGCTAATCAGTTTTTAAAAGACGCAGACAGTAAAGTGCACTAGCATTTATGCAAGAGGAGAGAAAGCCTATAGTAATACCCTATACACCTAGGGAATTACAAAGACATTTGCACACAACGCTAGATAGATTTAATGTTGTGGTATGCCACAGGCGATTTGGTAAGACTGTGTTTGCTATAAACCAGTTAATCAAAAGCTCTGTAGAAGATATAGGTAAAGGTAAGCCCGCACCTAGATATGCATACATAGCACCACTATTCAAGCAAGCTAAAACAGTTGCCTGGGATGAACTTAAGAGATTATGTTCTGTATTTCCCGAAGTAAAGTTTAATGAGGCAGAGCTAAGAGCCGACTTTATGGGAGCGAGGATACAGTTGTACGGGGCAGACAATTACGACACACTCCGTGGAATTTATTTAGATGGGGTCGTGCTTGATGAGTACGCTCAGATGAACCCTAAAATGTTTTCTGAGGTTATAAGGCCCGCACTATCAGATAGAAAGGGGTATGCAATATTTATTGGTACACCTAAAGGAAAGAACGAATTTTATGATTTATACCACTCTGCCCCAGAAAAGAAGGGATGGGCTAGATTCTTATACAAGGCG